GTCGTATAGACAGCAATAAATAACCGATTACCAATAAAAGGAAGTGATACAAAATGCCAAGAACAAAAGGCTCAACAGGAACAAATAAAACACTATCTATTCGACTAAGCGAAACCGAAGTCCAAATGGTTGTAGTGGCACTAAAAAGCACAAGCCCAAGCCCAATGGACGTGCTGGCACAAAAGATTGACGGACAGTATCAGTCTGCTCTCAACAAAGCCCAAAGCAAAGCCCAAGACAAGAGTCCTTACTAATGTTTAGGGTCGATTGGAAAGGCACAGCCAAAAGCCTTTGGGAGTTGGTGGGCGTTGAAGGGACGGTGCGACTAGACCAGTTGTTGGTCGAAGTCTATGAATACAAGCGCCCAAACGGAACTGCTGGCTGGCGGTTGTATGGCAAAGACTGTGAGTTTGCGCCAAAGACTCCGCCAAGTTTTATGGAAACCGTCTGGCGTGTGATGTGGTATCAAGACGGTAAAACAACAACAAAGAAGTTTTTTGGCGAAAACGGTGCGAACGATGCGTTCAGGTTCTATGGCGACAAACGCCTAGAACTGTCGCTAGTCCGTAACAACGTCCGACAAACCCAACTAAATCTGAACTAACAAAAAACAAAAACAAAACACTTTTTGAAGGGAAGTGATACAACTATGGGAACACGTAATCTCACCAAAGTAATCGACGACAACGGACTGTTGAAAGTCGCACAATACGGTCAATGGGACGGCTACCCTGACGGTCAAGGAATCACAGCACTAGGTATTCTTAGGCAGTTTCGTAATCAAATCGAAGCACGACTGCCTTACGTCAGGTTCGGCACAGAACAAGAAATCTTAACTCTGCTACAACAGGGTGGCGATTGTGAATACACTGCGCTAACTAGGGATACCTGCGCTTGGATTCTAGGCTGTGTGGCGCTTGGTAATGGCGAGTTGGTTCTAGCCGACGAAAGCGAGTTTGAGTCTGACTCTCTAATGTGTGAAGGAGTCTATACAGTGGATTACCGCACAAGGGAGTTTATCTCTCACTTTGGCGAACGTAAAGTTACGTTCAAGTTAGGCGACTTGCCTGACGACGAGACTTATCTATCTGCTTGGAAGTCTGAAACGCCTTTTGGCGACACTCCTACTATGAGCGTTCAGCCTTGGAATCGTGGTGAGTCCGAGACAGCATCCGACACGCTGACCCCGACCAACATCAACGGAATCGAAGTCAATCCAAACTCTGATTTGGCAACTATCTTGGCTAAATACAAATGCCCAAGTTGCGACGGATTTATTCCAAACAATCAGCAGATTGGTGCGTATAGTGGCGCTATCTCTCGCAAGGACAACACGACCGAGATTTGTTCGTCTTGTGGAACTCTTGAAGCAATCAACGATTGGGTCAAGGCAGGTGAGTGAGAATCCGAAACTAACTGTGGCTATGGAGCAGGACGAGATTACCGTTCTGCTCCACACGCTCCAACTTGGGATGCTCTACTTGCGCAACCAAATGGACGACAACGATAAGACCCCTGACGACCTGATTCAAATCAAAGGTCTGATAGTCAAACTAGGGTCTATTGCCCACGTCTTTGTGGATGCGATAAAGGAACACAGGGCATCAGAAGTAAAGATGCTGGAACAACTTTTTAGGCTTGATAGCGATGAACAATGAATACCGTTGTGGGTTCTGTATTACTAAGCACCACGACAACTGTCGGCACACGCTCACTTACTACGACAAGACTTGGGTCTGCCAATGTGAGTGCCGTAAGTCCGAGACAGCATCCGACACAAACACAGCGTCCAATCGAAAAAAAAATCAAGACACGCCCAAAGAAAAGTCTTGACAATAAACCAAATGGGGACAAAGATAAGAGTCCAAACACTTTTGAAGGGAAGTGGTAGCAAATGAACGACCAAGAACAAAGCCAAGACCAAGCGGTCGCAAAGGCGGTAATCGAGGGTATGGAGTGGATGAAAGCCTATGTAATCGTCCGCCTAAAAGGAAAAATCTGTTTTGACCACGTTGAGACAGGCAACTGTAAACACCAACTCTGTTTTGGGGTTGTTGATTTTATCGACGAACTTGAAGGAAAAAAATAATGGCTAACTACTATGCGAGCGCACGGTCAAACTATTTTATGGTTCACGACGTAGATGCGTTTAAGAACGAACTCCGTAAATACTCCCCCTATTTAGTGGTTGAGACCAAACTGGTAAATGAGACTGAACTCTTGGCGACTATCTTGGTGGATGACCCTAACGACAGCGGATTCCCTTACGACTACTTGAACGACAACGACGAGTATGTCGAAATCGACTGGACGGAAGTCTTTAAGCGCCACCTGAAAGACAACTGGGTCGCAATCTTGTTAGAAGTCGGTTCTGAAAAGTTGCGATTCCTTACAGGTATTGCGACAGGCTTCAACAACAAGGGCGAAGTCAAAGAAATCAGTCTCAATGACCTTGCTCCCTTTGAGACCCTTGGCGACAACATCACACAGGCGGAATACTAATGACGACTCCACAACAACACGCCTTTAACCGTGCGTATCAGGGCGGTATCACCGACGGTATCCGCAAGGAGCGCAAGCGCATCGCTGACTTGCTGGACAAGATTCTGCTAGAACAGGCGGACTGGTCAAAGCACAGCGTGGCGATGCTCTACAAAGAACTAGACCTGCTACAACCAGTCCCTGAATACGACCCTGAATAAGAAAGACAAGACAAATGGCTGAACAACACGAAAACCTACTATGGGTTGCTGACGACGGTTCTTATGGAACAGGTCGCATCTTGCTAGTCGATACTCTCAAATGGACACCTAGCCAATGGGCGGTATTCACAGAGATTACCGATTCTAGTTATCCGACTATCGACGAAGTATTGGCTATTGACAGCAACGACTACGTTGGCAAGGTATCCGAAACACAGTCCGACAGCACGGTGGTTATGCTCCTGAGCAAAAATCCTGTGGGCGACATCGTTGCTAAGTTTTATCAACGGAACGTCGAAGTTATGGGCAAGCGCCTGACTGACACCGAAACGTATAACTTACAGGACTTTATCGACGACAATGCGCTTAACGGCGATGACGTTACTGTCGCTATTCCCCTAGACAAGGTGCTGGATACTCGCACAAGGTTGGAAAACAACGGAGCGTGGATGAACGACGACGAAGGCAATCCAACAAACCTTGACCTTATGCTCAATGAACTACGAGACCTACAAAACAAGGACACGAAGTGATGACCGAGTTGGAACACCAAGAGTTTAGTCGGATTCTATTCAAGAAGTTGTTTTTGGCATCCGTAGCCTACGCAGGGGACGACCCTGCCGTCCTGCCTATTGAATACCAAGTTACCGATGCGGAAAGTGCCTTTTTTGAGAAGTGGCTACCTTATAGGCAAAAACTCTCGTCAGAGCGATTCATCAAAGAACAAGAACAGGAAAACAACAATGAGCAAGCACAGGCTAAGGACTAACAGGCTGTATCCGTTACAGTATCCGTTAGCAATCTACAAGAAGATTTTGCAGAATCGCTGGTATGGATTTTGGAAACCAAGTATCCGCAAACTATTTATTGGAAGTAGGTTGAAGTGAAGTTAGCAAACAAAGACCTGCGGTTGCTCGTAGAGCAAGCCACAGGACAAGGTTGGGACATTAGCCTGACCAATGGTAGCCACCTGCGTTGGAAAGCACCTAACGGAGCGCTATTCTATTCAGCAAGCACACCGTCCGACCGTCGAGCGTTGCTCAACATACGTCGAGACTTGCTCAAAAACGGATTTATCGAGATACAACGACAAGAGAGAAGAAACCGCAAAAATGGAACTGCCTGATGTAAGTGAAGTCCCTGACTGGTCTGATGCCCTATGCGCACAGGTTGACCCTGAACTGTTTTTCCCAAAAGCAGAAGGCAACCAGCGCTTAGTAATCGAGTCTGCCAAAGCAATCTGTAAAGAGTGCGACCTTATTACAGAGTGCCTGACCTATGCCTTAAAGCATAAATACGAAGGCATCTGGGGTGGCACAACCGTAATGGAGCGCCAAGCGATGCGCAAGAAAGCAGGACGGATGCGTAAGTCGCCGACAAGGAGCGCCAAATGAACCTGCTAACTATCTGGTCAGAGACTCGTAAAGCAGTCGCCCCTAGCCGAAAGCAAACCAAACGTCGCAAGATTCAACTTGACGAACAGAGTCTTGCCAAGTCAAAAGCACGTCATCCGTCACAACGTCCGTATCAACCCGCAACGGAGAAAACTGATGAGTGATGAGCCAGAGACCTGCGATACTTGCGGAGTCGAGTTTAGTTATTTTGGCATCAACTGTAACTGCCACCTAAACGACAAGGACGACTGATGCAAACCTTTATGCCTTATGCCAACTTTGAGCAAACCGCATCCGTATTGGACAACCAGCGCCTGAACAAGCAAGCCTTAGAAGGTTGGCAGATTCTTATGACCAACCTTGAACTTGACCCTGCTGGCGACCATAGGCAACCCAAGGGGTGGGTCAATCACCCTGCGGTCAAACTATGGAAAGGTAGCGAAAGCGCCCTGCTCAACTACATCGGGGCTATGGTCTATGAGTGGAAGTCAAGGGGCTATAAATCGACTATCTATGACAAAGCCGAAAGCACCTACAACAAAGCCTTATCACTAGGCTTGGTAGCAGACGAACAGCCTGCTCCCCTGCCTTGGTGGATGTCTGACCAAGCCTTATTGGAAAGCATTACCACGTCGCACCGCAAAGCCTTGCTGTGTAAGAACTACGCTTGGTATTCACAGTTTGGCTGGGAGCAAGACACAGGAACACAACCGTCTCATTACGAATACGTATGGGCAAACTAGGAAGGAAACAATGAAAGCAACAAAGAACAAGCAGTCAATCCAAACGTGGGAGTGGTTCGTTACACGCTATACCAAGTTGGGATACAAGTCTCTAAGCAAGTTTGCTAATGCCACAGGCTTACAGAAGTCAAGCCTTAGCAGGTATTTTCACTTAGAGCGCCAACTGCCAAGCGGAACAATGGCGACTCTATGCCAAGTCTTAAATGTAAGCCCAAACACAATGATGAAAGCACTAGGAGAGTGGAAATGAGCGACGTATGCGACAACTGTGGTGAACACTACCCACAGAACTGCACCTGCCGTCTAAGTTTTGACGAGGAGTAAGCCTTAGTCAAAAACCAAGTCCGCCAGCAGATCTGTTCCTGCTGGCGGACTTGGCACATCCGACAGAGCATCCGATAAGCCCATCGAAGAAGGCAGAAAATGTCAGGGGTATGTGCTAGAAGTAAGTTTTACTTGTCTTGATGAACTCGATTCAATAACAAGGTAGGCTATACGAATCAGCAAATCGCTGATGCTCGGAGCGATAAAGATGAAAACCATAGCAAAAGCAACACTCTTGCTTATGGTTGGACTGACAGGGTGTAGTAGCAGTAGTGCTGTTGCGCAACAAGTCGTCAATGTTCAACCAGCATCCCCAGTAAGTAAACCGATGAATCAGATTCAACGTTTGATTCTCGACTATAAGCGAAAGGAAATCAGACGAGTAGCCTTCTCAGGGCTAGGTGTTCCCTATGTATTTAGCGGAGCATCTAGGTATGGGTGGGACTGCTCAGGATTCACCGCATACGTATACGGTCTCTTTGGTATCCAACTAGAACACTCAGCCACTAAGCAAGCCTTTGTAGGCAAGCGTGTGGCAAAGCCTTCAATAGGAGACTTGGTGTTATTTAGTTATGGAAGTAAGGATTACTTCTATCACGCATCTATCTACGTTGGCGACAACAAGGTTATAGATGCCAATGCCTATTACGGAAGAACTGTCGTAGAGCCTTTGAATAACTACAAGGGTAACTACAAAGTCTATGTGCAAGTTATCCGCTAGATAATCCGACAGAGAAGCCCCCCGCTGCCAGAGATGGTAGCAGGGGGCTTTTTTGTAAGCCTGCCAAAAGTTTGTGTTGGGAGCAAAGCCATACCAGCAAGCCTTACCAGAAAGGCAAAGCCTTAAAAGCCAAAGCCTTACCAGAAAGGCAAAGCCTTAAAAGCCAAAGCCTTACCAGAAAGGCAAAGCCTTAGAACGGCGGTTTGGGAGGAGAGCCGTCGCTGCAAGAAGCCTTACGGATAGCGTGTCGGATGAAAGCCTTACCAGAAGCCTTACCATCGGAGAAGGCGAGATTTCAAAGCCTTACGGATAGTCTCTCGGATAGCGATTTAGGGTCTGACTGGTTTCATAATAAGTAAAGCGCTGTTATCAGATAAGACTTACTCGATAGAATCACGAATAATCATCGTGGTTTCATGCTCATTTAGGGGCTGTGGCATCTCCTTCAAGACCTGCGCACGGTCTCCAAAGATAGCCGAAAGCACACCGCCAGAACTACTACGTTGAGCAGTGATTTGGACGAACTCTTTTTGCTCGTCTAACTCCTTGACTGACTTCACAAGTTTGAGTAAGCGGTCTACTTCTTGTGAGGTGTTAGGGTCAGCGTAGCCACCATTCAACTCCTCGGAAAACCGCATAAACGCTACTCTTTGTCCCTGCATCTCAATGATTGCTGTGAGCAGTGCTTTGAGTTGTTCTTTGGTTTTCACCTCGACTGGAAGGTTAAAAGCACAGGTGTTATCAGTCTTAAAAGCAGGGCAGTTAGCCGCCACATAGCAGGTATTACACTGCCTTAAACTAGCACTTTGGTTCTTCACAACAGGCACATCAACAAGGATGTCTCGACCATCTACGGTGTCAACAATGGTTCTCATTTCGTAGCCAAAAACAGGCATAGAAGTTACCTCTAATGGGTCTCTTTGGACTACTTCTTGACGGTCTGCGTTGTTCGTTTGTAAACCCTTGTTATCAGAAGCACCCCCACCCATTTCCATCAAACCTGTGTATAGGGTGTCATCGCTGTTATCAGATAGTTTCCCACCTTTGATGACTTTGAGGTCTGGTTTGTCTTTATCCATAGTTGCTTCTAACTGTAAATACGACCAGATTGCTAGTCGTGTTGCTTCTAACGTGTCGTCTGACACGAACTTATCGAAGTCAAGCCCTGCTTTTGCTACTACTGCTTTGTAGCGTGAGCGAGCCTGCTTCTTCATACTCTTTGGGTAGCGCACAAGTTTTGCGCCATCCCAAACGATTGTCTCTCCACGACGCATCGGTGAAAGCCACGAAAGGGTAGATGCGCTAGTAAAAGGAATCTGTCTAAGGTTGTCTGGTTTTGCACAAGCCAGGGCGTGGAAGCGGGTGTCGTGCTGTCGGACAATCTGTCGGATAACGGTGGCTAGGTTGGTAACCGACTCGATGGTTTCGTAAGGAATAGCGATGTTTTGGTAGTCCTGCGCCCATCGTTGTAAAAGAATCTGACCGTAAGATTCGTGCCACACTACCCACAACTTAGGGTCATTTTCATAGACAACCCTGTTCTGTATAATGGCAGGTAGCCCCAAAACCTGAGAGTCAAACTCAATGAACCCCTCAATGCGGTCGTAGTTAAGAGCAATAAACTCCTCATAGTCCGCAGCATAGGCTTCTAGTTCTCTTGCGGATAGGTTAGCCTTGTCAGCCTGTGTAGCCCCAGAATCTACCCATACCTTCATCTCAGGCAAGAAGTGTTCCCCGATAAGGTATGCCTTGGTAGTTGGTAGCCCACGCTTACGAAGCCCCCAGTAGTTGAGCATTACGGTATTGACACCGTTGCGTTCCAGC